ACACTCTCTATTATTAGAAATAGTAGCTATAGAAACTCTTTGTAACGTGTTCATTTCCCACGCAGCTTTTGTCCTACCTTTTAAATGGTCATTATTGCCAAGTATGTCTAATTGCGAAATACTGTCAGCACCAAGATCAGTAATTAAAAAATTAAAACTTTTAAATGTATCTTCTTTCCACAATGAACTTGGTTCAATATCTGCACATATTCCTATTGCTGAACCAATTAAAAAAGTATCTCCTTTTGAAATATTATCGTCTATTCTTTCTCTATCAGAATCAAGTGCAGTTTTAACATCTTGCAATCCCCAAGGACTAAAATCTCCTGGAACCATATTAATTGGATTAAATGGACCGATTTTATATTGAACCACATCATTTTTAGCTAAGGTAATTCGTCCTCCTATATTCTCAATATTATTTATCCTCATAAAACCTGCATACCTGGGATAATAGTTGGCAATTTTTTTTCTTTTTTTTGTAATGTCCTCTTTATTACTTGCATCTTTTGCTTTTAAAATTAATTCATAAGGCAATTGAAATCTCATCATGTTTGGCATTGGAGCGTAACAGCCAAATCTTGTTTGAGTAGTAGGAGTTCGTACTCCACAAAATATTGTATTATCAAACTGATTTGATTCATCAAAATCAATACTGAATACGTCTTCTGCTTTAGCACCGTTTCTATCTTCTTCTCTTGCTAAAATTCCTGACGAATACCTATCTTCTGATTCTAAAATCCGATTATCACTACTTGTTGCCTTTTGACTTCTATAATATAAAGCTAACTTTGCGTTTGTATAATTTTTTAATAATAAATCACCGATTGCATAACCAGAGAAATCAGGTTTTGTTGGAATATTTGAACTACTAAAGATAAATACAGCTTTTAACTGTTGATGAGAACCAAGACTTTTTAGTTGTGACCAAACAAGTTTACTATTACATCTAATACCACCAGTATTATTAGAATTATCTCTTTTCGTAAAAATTAAAGGAATTGTTTCTCCTATCACTGCTAATTCCTGTAAAGAATTAAAATTAGTTTGTGGTGCAAATCTTCTAGCAGATTGTGCTCCTTCAGTTTGTAAGCTTGGAGGAGTTTTAGGTGCTTTTGGTTTTGGTGCTAAAGCTGCGGAAATATATGATAATGCAACACCTATAGCAACAACACCATAAAAACCAATCTTTACACCAAACAAAGTTAAAGGAGCAGCTATTGGCACTGCTGGCATATTTACAATATCTGGAATTAAATCATATTCTTTTTTTCGTTTTCCATTAACCGATTCAGCTAAATAAATAAACTGCCAATATTCTTCTTCTGTAATACCTAAAGCTTCACAAAGTTGGACTTCATAGGGTAATAACGCTCTACCACCTCCAAATATCCTAGAGGACTCCATCTTACCTCCGACTCTCCGCAACTCAGCCATCCCTCTCCCCAATAAACAG